TGATACTATTCCTTTATGATTTTCTCTACATCTTTCAGGATGTCTTCATACCTGCCAGTCAGTTTTTGGGCCCTAATCATTCTGTTTTTGGCGTCATCCACATGGGTCTTACAGGTCCCTATCAACTCTTTCATCCTGCTTAGCGCTTCCTTGTCTTCAGTGTATGCAGCATAGCAGGGGTTCCGCATCTCGTCATACCGGGTTTTCCGTTCTGACAGCCACGTGCTGTAGATCGCGTATTCCTCCGCGGCTTCTACCGCCCTTGCTTTCTCCGCTAGTATCTGGTCCTGCAGATACTTTCTGATTTTTGGCAGGTATTCTTCGGACGCGGGCCGGCTCTGGCTAAGCTGTTTCAGCATCCGACGGATCTGCCGCATCCCCGCGTCCCGGAAGAAGAGACCAGCGTCAATCATCATTTTCCCATTAGGGATGCAATACTCTATCTCCATCCTTAATCCTCCTTATCCTTGCCTTAAGGCTTTCCATCACCCAGTCCTGCACATCTTCCTTACGCTGCAGCGCCTGCATCACATCCTCATCACGTGTCCCGCTGCATACCAGATGGTGGATGATGACCTTCTCCTGTTGGCCCTGGCGGTGCAGCCTCTTGTTGGCTTGGGTGTATAACTCGTAGTTCCACGTAAGGCCGAACCAAATGACATGGTTCCCGCCCTGCTGTAGATTCAAGCCGTAAGCGCTGCTGGCCGGATGAGTCAGAAGAACGTCTATCTTTCGGGCATTCCAGTCATCCTCGTCCTGCGGCGTCCTAAGCTCCCTTATCCGTAAACCGGTCCGCTTAAGCGCCTCCTGCAGCCGTGTCCGGTCATGCTGATAATTGTAAAATACCAGCGCCGGTTTCCCCTGAAGGGACTCTATCAGTTCCATAAACGCCTCTACCTTGCAGCCGTGGACCTCATGGACCCGGCGGTCCTCGTCATAGACGGCCCCGTTGGCCAGCTGCAGAAGCTTATTGCTGAGCGCCGCCGCACTGGTGGCGCTTATCTGCCCATCCTCCTCAGGCAGCTCCATGACCATCTGGCGTTCCAGTTCAAAGTACGCTTTTCTGGATTTGGTATCCAGCTCCACCGGTATCTCATGGTATATGACATCCGGAAGCTGCAGGTAATCCTCAGCCTTCATGCTGATACAGATATCGGATATCCGCTCCAGGATACCCTCCTCGCTTCCCGCTTGGCCTCATAGCTGTACACCATCCGTCCGCGCCGCGTTTATCCGGCTGGAAATACCGTTCCCGGAAATGTGTATACCGTTTCCCCAGACGTTCCCCGCCATCCAGAAGGAATATCTGGGCCCACAGGTCATCCAGGCCGTTAGGGGATGGGGTGCCTGTCAGCTCCACCAGCCGCTCTATACGCCCGCCTACGCTGGCCAGCGCCTTGAAGCGTTTAGCGCTGTGGCTTTTGAAACTGCTGGACTCATCCACCACCACCATGTCGAACGGCCAGGCATTCCGGTAATAATCAACCAGCCACACCACGTTCTCACGGTTGATGATGTACAGGTCGGCCGGCGTGTTAAGCGCCTTCACTCTTTTTGCCTGACTCCCCAGTACAGGGGAGACCCGCAGCATCCGGGTGTGGTCCCACTTGGCCGCCTCTCTTGACCAGGTCCCTTCTGCCACCTTCTTAGGGGCTATCACCAGCACCCGGCGTACCTGGAAACGGTTGTACTTAAGTTCCTTGATGGCCGTCAGCGTGGTGACCGTCTTGCCTAATCCCATATCTAAAAACAGGCCCAGTTTTTTGATTTGGATAATCCGATCAATGCAGTGCTGCTGGTATGCGTGCGGATTAAATATCATATGGCATCGCCTCTCTTTCCCGCTCAGATGGGCTATGATTTATATCTGCAGTCCAACGTCTTGCTTACTTCCTCGTATCCGGTCAGCTGGAAGAACTCACTCACTCCGTCTATCCCTTTAACCACATACACGGCCTGTCCTAACTCCCGAAGGCGTCTAATTTGTACCTTCTGCAGGGCGCTCAACCTCCCGCTCTCAGCTTTTAACTCCACGAACACCGGTGGTCTGTTCGGGAATACCACTATCCGGTCCGGCACCCCATCGTTGCCGGGGCTTACCCACTTATAGGCCCGACCGCCCAGTTTCCTTACCTCCGCCACCAGGACCTTCTCAATATCCTTTTCCAGCATCTGCAATTCCTCCTGTCTACAAACTTCCCTCGCGCGTGTATGTGTATATACATATAGGTGCGTTAGGCGTTATATGTGTGTATCTATTCTATCTATTTTTATACTTATATAGATAATTGGTAGTCATAGTAGTTAGATACTAGAAAACCTTGTATTTCCAAGGCTTTTCTTGCCTACGTTGCCCGGCTACTATATGGACTACCGGCTACTTTCCGCGTGTCTACCAACTACTTTCTGACTATTTTTAAACTACTATACTAAGTAGGCGCGCGCTCAAACCCTTTTGGTTTCCATAGGGCCCAAATCTTCTGGGGGTTTTTATCCTTTTCCATCCTTTGGTGCTTAGCAGGATATTGTTGATCTCAGTGCTGTCACTACGCTTCATGTACCGCTTTTCGCCTCCGTAACATTCCTCCCAAATTTCTACCGCACACACTTTATTTCTCTTAACAAGCTCCACACTCTCGTCATGCTGGAGGAATCCACTTAAAAACTGCCTCCGCTGTCCAATCGCCATCTGGTCCCAGTTTGAGGGTATTGGCTTCTCCAGGAAGTCCTGTATGATTCCTTCTTTCCCAGACAGCTCCCTATGGCTCTCCTGCTGCTCCATGGCCATTGCCTCTATCTCTTTAGGCAGATACAGCTGCTCCCCCATAGCCCAATACATGTATGCCTCGGCCCATATCTGGTCCACTTCCCCGGGCATATCATTCCAGATGGATTTCTGCGCTGGATGCAGCCCCACATCCACCGGCCAGAAACGGCGGTTACCGGTTGCGTCCTTCAGAAACTCATTGTCGTTGCTGGTCCCGAAGAACACACAACGCCTTGGGTGTTTCTCTGTCTGTCTGCCATAGGCGCCCGGTAGATGTCGTAACACTTGCTTAGAAACTGTTTGATGGCAGATGTCTCCTGTTTCGTAAAGGCAGTAAGCTCGCCCACCTCATTAATCCAGGTTCCCTGTATCAGCTCCGCCGCGTCCTTGCCCTCAAATGAGGTCAGGCTGTCTGAAAACCACGCCTTCCCCAGAATCGCAAGGAACGTGCTCTTACCGATGCCCTGGGGCCCGGTGATGATTGGCATGTTATCATACTTCACGCCGCCCACGATTGCTCTTGCCACAGCCGCGCAGAGCGACTTACGCATGACAGCCCTTGTGTAGAGGGTATCCTCGGCTCCCAGATAGACAGACAGCAGTGTGTCCACCCGTTTTACACCGTCCCATGTAAGGCTCTGCAAGTACTGCTTTACCTCATTAATCTTATTCTGTTCGCCCACGATTGCCAGGGCGTCCGTCATGTTGTTCCGGGCCGTAATGCATAGTATGTCTCCATATACCAGTAGAATCCTGAAATGTCCGTATCTGTCCACAACCGTTTCTCCGTCTCCTTGTTCCACGGCACCGCGCCTAAGATCAGTCCCCCTGCCTGCAAATTCATCCTTGACTATCCTGCCTTTCAGAAGGGGGTCATTCTGCAGCGCCAGGATGATATTGTTCACGGTCTTTTTATAATTCCCGTTCCCGTCCACCGCCAGCTGTCTCATCCATGCAAGATCATCCGCGCCCTGGCTTTCGTTTCCCGCGGATGCGAACGCTGACATTGCTTCGTCATGCTTTTCCCTTGCCACCCGGTCCGCCACGGCTTATCTGACACTGCCAGACGGCTCATGGCCACAAAAGACGGCAGTTTGTTGACCGGCGTCCCTTCTTTGGCGTCATTATCCATATCCCCGAACTTATGCAGGCGGACTAGATCGAATGCGTTAACCAGCAGCCGGCAGCAGGGATCATGTGAGTGGTATGAATACAGGAACAGGTCCCCATCGTACACCAGCGCGCCGCCTGTTGTCTCACCTCCTGTGTACGTGTACCGGCCTGACAGGTCTGTCTCTTCGTACATCCCCGGAATGAACTTCTCCATGGCCTGGGTAATGCTGTACGTCCGGCAGAACGCCCCAATCACTCCCTTTTTGGCAGTCGGGTTCTCCTGCTTTGCAAGCCTGCGCCTTTCAATGGCTTCGGTTCCCGGAACCTGCGGCCACTGGGTAACGTCTTTCCAGTCCCCGTACATCCCCAGAATCCCGTCAAGGCTCACGAATTGATTGTCATATATCTCATATACGTACTGGCTGTCACTGCTGCAGCTGGGCCAGTACATCAGTCTTTCAGCGTCAAATGTAGTTGGATCACAAAACTCAATCCCGATCAGGACGCCAGCTTTCTGGCGGCCGGTTCATACTCGTCCGCAGTGGCCGTCCGGTCCACAGGTACGATTACACGCAGCCTCGGGGCGTACCCGCTGTGCTTTCTGGTGCTGTACACAACGGCGGCGCACCCGAGCCCCCCTACGCGCTTCAGGACGTCCTCTGTGCCACCTGCGGGGATATTGTCCATGTCCAGGGTAATCAGGTCCCTGCCTTCCACACATGCAGCCTTCCTGCGGTCTCCCTGAAAGGTACCGCCTACGAAGCCGCCCACGTCCTTAAGGTCATCCTGACGGGCTTTGGGCAGGGCAAGGTACTGTTCCAGTGTTTCTGTGCCCCGTATGGGAGCAGCCAGCCGGTCCACAAACTCAGACCACATGATGGCGCTTCTTGGCCATGCCATTGACTTCCGGCTTCCTGCAGTGCTGATATTCAGCGTTCTGTTATTCTGCACCCTGTTCCCTCCCTAGTCCTTCATATAATAGTCATTTTCAAACCCGGCCCCTTTGAGCACCAGTCCCGGCGCCCACGGTATCGGTTCGGCCATCAGGCCGCATATCTCGTCCACAGTCGTCTCCATGGGCGCGTCAATGATAACCTCGTCATGTACGTGGAACACCACCTGCAGGCCTCTGGCTGCGATCCGTTCCAGGGTTACCGCCAGACAGTCCCGGGCTATTGCCTGTACGATATTCTCGGTCATCTTACCGCCATAAGTGCTCGTAACTTCCCACTTGCGTGTCTGCTGCCCCATTGTGTGATAGTGGATGGCCATTTTACCAAACTGATTTTCTTTTAAGAATGGTTTGGGGTAGAATAGTTTCCGCCCACTCGGGAGCTGGACTGTGAGGAAGGACTGGCCATATAGCAGGTCTCCTTCCAGCGAAAACACAAGCCCGTTGATCCCCTGCGGCTGGGCTGTCTGCATGGCAGCCAGCGCCGCGCTCTCTACGGCATGCCACAGGCCGCATATCTGCCTGTTTGCCTGCCTCCATCTCTGTACAATGTCCGGAAGCTCATCCTCTGCCAGCCCCATGTTCAGCGCGCCCATAGCGATCAGCGCATTGACGCCGCCCTGATATCCCAGTGCAAGAGTGGCCACTTTTCCCTTCTGGCGCAGGGAGTACTCCGGATTCCCTTTTACGATCCGCTCCTCCGGCATACCGAACATCTGGGCCGCCGTGGCCTCATAAATCTTGCCATGGGTCGCGAACACCCGGTTCACCCATTGTTCTCCTGCCAGCCAGGCAATCACCCTGGCCTCGATGGCTGAGAAATCAGCCACCACAAACTTATTCCCTTCCGATGGGATGAACGCCGTCCGGATTAGCTGGGAGAGCGTATCCGGTACGTTCCCGTACAGCAGACGGATGCCTGCAAAATTCTTATCCTTCACAAGCTTTCTTGCATAGCCCAGTGTCTTAATGTAGTTTCTTGGGAGATTCTGCAGCTGCACCAGCCGGCCCGCGTATCTCCCTGTCCGGTTCGCCCCGTAATACTGTGTCAGCCCCGGACCCTGTCGCCTTCTCCTCTTGCCATGTCCATAGCCGCATACTTCTTAATGGAGGTTTTCCCCAGCTGCTGGCGTATCTCCAGCATACGGCAGACATCCCCGGGCAGACCGGCCCTGTCTTTCAGCAATTCCTCCACGTTGGCCTTCTGGAGGTCATGCAGGAGATCGGGGGCATCCGGATGTTCTTTTGAGCGTTCATTAAGCCACGGCAAAAGCTGCTGCTGGCTGTTTGGGTTCGGCAGGCCTGTAAGCCCCACGGCCTCCTGCGTCAGCTTCTGTGAGCTGATTTCATTAATGTACAGTGCGCCCTCAATCAGCCCCGTGTCTACCCTGACGCCATACGCATTCATGAGGACGTCCATCTGCACAGGCGTTCCTCTTGCGCCGGCATAGGAAACAAGTCCAGACGTTTCAGCAGCTCATGCTCTGTGGCTACGTCCTGTTTGCAGTATTCCTTGAACAGAGCCCATTTGTCTGCATCATGCCACGGCTGGTTCCATGTCCGTCCCCCATTGGCCCTGGTTGGCTTGCAGGTACGCAGAAATACCGTATCAGCGACTTGCCGACCGTAGCTTACGCTTGTCCTGCGGCAGCCCGACCGCCATTCCCGCGGCATCCAGGCCGGCAGGATATCCGCAGTACAGCCCGTGTGCCATGGTGCAGCGCCACTGGTCAATGGGCGTTTCGTATCCTGCCCGGTTCAGGCAGTGCCACTCGAAGGCGGCATTGTAGGCATGTTTGATGACATCGGGAGCGCATAGGGCATCCATCAGCCAGCAGGGCAGTCCCTCCCCATTGGCCAGGTCCCTGATTTCACCTCATCGTCATTCCATTGGTAAGCAAACAGGAGAATCCGGAAGTCCGGTGATTGGGCGTATTTATAGGCCCCTGCTTTTTTAATGTCCACGCTGCTGCGCGTTTCGATATCAATGCTAAGATGATGCCGCATTCAATTGCCTCCTGTCAGATTGAGGGGCTGCCGCAGCCCCTTCTGTAAACGTTAATAAGGCATTCCGGTAATTGGGTTGACCGCTGCCGGCTGCGCGATTCCCCATGGCGCCGCCTGCGGCTGTGGCGCATAACCTGCAGCCCCGGGTGTTGCCGGCATGGCGGCCCCATACTGCGGTGTGGCCGCCTGTGGGGCGGGTGTACCGAATGCCTGCGCTGCACTTGGCGCCCTGCCTCCCAGGGACTCCCCGTCCCTCAGCTTCTGTACCGGCCCCAGGCCGCAGCCGATCCCTTTCTTGCCGCCAAAGGCATAAGGATAGAAAGAAACATTCACGCGTCCATACATACCGCTGTATACCTCGGACTGGTTGATGATTGGGTTCCCCATCTTGTCCACTATCTCGGGTGGGTAGTCCGCCTTGGCGCTCGCTGTGAACACCCAATGTCCCTTGCACTCAGGTCCGAAAGCCATGCCATCCGATGGTCGCACCCCATCCCCATCATAGACCGGTACCGGAACGACTGGCGGGCACTGCCCATTCCACTTCTCGCTGATACCCCGCTGCTTCGCAGCCTCGATAGCCGCGTTAATCCTTCCCATGGTGCCCGTGTCTGTCTTCGGCACCAGCACAGTCACCTGGTACTTCTCCTCCTGCCCTGGCTGATAAGCGTAGGGCTTGAACAGGTGTACATAAGACAGCCTTGCTTCCCCGGTTGTTACGTTTGTTAATTCATTCATAATTAATTCTCCTCCTTGAACGCCTCCGCGGCGGTTACTTTGTTTGTGATCGCTTCTCTTTTATCGGATTCCTCCGCCAATGCGGGTTTCCCTGGTTTCATGATGACCAATTCACCTACCAGTTCCTGAAAATCCTTTTTCCCTACTACCTTCTCGACCTGGGCCAGCGAAAGCGGCTTGCGCTCCCACAGGATGGTATCGGATATGCCATTCTCCGTAAGCTTGGCAAATGCCTGATCCATATCTGTCCAGTCCCTGGAGCCGCGTCCCTCCACAGCCTTCCATCCTGGCACTTCCTTCCCGGCCAGGCAGTCCGCCAGGGCAACGTCCTGGGCATCGCTTAACCATTTGGCAACGTCCCTGCCCTTCAGCAGGTACTGGCCCAGTTCTTCGTTAGACAGAAGCTTAGGGTCTGTACCCACCAGAAAGGCCAGCTCCACGTTCTTCTTAGCCCGGGCCTCGCAGCGTCCTCTGGCCCGGCAGTACCGGCAGGTCTTAGGCGCTGGTGTGAACTCACCCTCGCCCTTGATGGCAAGGTCCGCCCGTTCCTTGACGAACCGGCCGAACTGCAGCAGTTCATCCAGGGTGCATTCCCATTCGGATATGCCGTCTGAAAGTCTTGGCTGTACAATGGACAGTCTTACTGCCTCCACCGTGTACAGCAGTCGGTACGCCTCATATGCGCCTAACGCATAGATCAGCATCTGCGGATTCCATTCCGCGTTTACACGGCCGTCTGGGCTCTTTCCATATTTAAAGTCGATCACATGGAGGACATTACCGCCGATCAGGATACAGTCCGCTGTCCCACCGGCCCTATCTTCGTCCGGTAGATGAGGTATGTATGTGTCCAGATCCACATGTTTCTCAATTGCTACGTAGGGGCTTGACTTGAATTTCATGGCAGCGGACTTGATATAGTCAAGGTAATCATCCGTGTAGCCCATCATCTTATCGTCCCACAGTTCCTGTTCTTTCAGCTTTTTGATCGCTGCTGTCAGTTTCCGTTTCCCAAACTCAACCGAGTAGAAATAGTTTCTGGCCTTAAGCTCCGCCAGCTCATGGGCCAGCGTCCCCTCTGCGGCGGATGTGCCTGCCGTATCCGGGAACTGCCTTCCAGAAGGGCGCTGGGAGTGCAGGCCATCCACTGATGGGCATTGGACGGGCTTAACAGCGAATGCTTTCTTTCCGCGTGTCCAGTCATTAAATTTGTGCCCCCAATCCTCTAAGCGTGGTCGCGAATGCCCCGAACTGCTCCGGGGGCAAAGCTGGAAGGGCCTCAACCTTAAAATCCCTAAGCAGCTGTATCAGCTCCGGCTGCTTTCCGGAGTCCATCAGCGGGGTGGCTGCCCTCGTTAAGTCATCCAGGGTGTAGACCGGCGCTGTTGTTGGCACCGGCGCTGTGGAGCAGGTGCAGCGTAAACCGGTTGTGCTGGCGCAGGAGCAGCTGGCTGCTGGGGTGGTACCGGCTGCTGGACCGGAGCTGTTGGCGCTGTCGGTACCGGCTGCTGCACTGGCGCCGTCTGTACTGGCGCTGTTGGTACCAGCTGCTGGGCTGGCGCCGTCTGTACTGGAGCAGGCTTGCCGGCAATCTTTTTCACAAAATCCATTACTTCCTCTAAACTCTCAAATGTTAATGTCACTGTTTAAATCCTCCTTGATTTTTGATGGGCCATCCTTTACAATAAAGATAGTTAGTGTTTTTAGTTACCTGGACTTCGGACGGCTCCACCCGTCCGGGGTCCTTTTTCTGTATGACCGGCACCGGTACATCCTGCTCCGCTCCGGGCATCTGTTCCTGTAACGGCAGCTCCGGCACATATCCTCTTTCATAGGCCGACACCTCCTCATGCCACATTTGCCAGAAGCCATCCCTGATAAGCAAACGCGGCCACCAGCATCAGCACAATAATGCACAGCGCCGTCATAAGCTTGTCCTGCATCCGTTCCCACTGCAGGGCTGGATTGTACTTGTCTAGATCCGTTTGCCGTTTCATTGCGGTTGTTCCTCCTTATTAAGTTTGTTTTCCTTCCATAGGTTCTGCCGTAGGATAATTCATAATAAACCGCTCCAGATCGCTTCCCCCTTATCTTCTTTTGACCCAGAAGCAGATATGGCAGTCTTTTGGAATTAATTAATTCGTATACTTTGCTTGGATTAACCTTGAGGATGCTTGCAGCCTCTTTGACTGTATATAGCGGTTTGTAAGGCTCTACCACTTTCTCACCTTCCTTTCTTACTTGTCTTTTTTCTCCCCCTGTCCTAAAATCAACTTAATACCTCTGTGTCCGCGCTTAACAATTATTTAGTATCTCAGTCAAAATTGTATCCAGATTCGTGTTCAGCTGTTGCAACAGATTCAAATGCTGTTCGTGAAGAAAATGAATCTGATTCCGCAACTGCTGGTGAATCTGAAAATCTTGATATGCCCCAACAGCCTGATTGATTGACAAAACCGCTATTGCTATCCAAACCATAGTGATATGCGGTTTCTTTTCTCCGCTCATTCTGTTCTCACCTCGCTTTCTTCATTGCTTGTCTTATCCTTTCATTCATGATAAGATGTCTAAAAAGAAAGGATGTGGTAACTTGCTTGGTACAATAGCTAACATAGTTAGCATCATGGGGTTTTTCCTTACTATAATTTTGCTTATCCGTTCTGAATCATTGCGTAATAAAATACTCATGCAAAAATTAGATTATGGTTCACAACAAAAACAAATATGTGACCGTCTTACCCGTTTGTCTGAAACAATCCAGAACGGAAACAATATTTCGCTTAAGAGCATCCGTGATTTACGCCAGGAGCTGTATCAATATCTTTTAACTTTTAACCATATATTGAAATGGCGGGACAAGCGCATTCTGAAACAAACCATCTCTTTATTTGATAAGGATTTTTCACCCACTATAAAAAAGAAAATGCTAAAAAATTTAGATTATCTAATAGCAAGATTTCACAAACGGGAGGAATAAGTCATGGAAAAAATAAACTCATTAGTTTTATAAAGGCTTTAACGCAAAAAACTATCAGTCATTCCCAAAATTGGCGTTTTGCAAGCAGTGACCATATTCTACAATCCATATCCGGTATTGACGAAAATTACTCTTATACCACAGAAACCAAACAGGGTATTATATATATCGCATCTGACGGATATAATGCCAGTTCATATACGCTTTTAATAAAACCAAAAGCAGGCCCTTTGTATGATTCATCCGAATTGATATCTTGGAACAATAATGAACTAAGAAAAGAATATGACCTTGCCCTTAAAGACCTATATCAGGCTGTTTACTCCTCTCTCCCAAATCCAGATTCGTTCATAGATGATTTCTTAAACCAATAATCATCGGTTGGATTATGTTCATCAGGCTCCTTTTCAAAAATAGCAAGGAGCCTTTCCACCTGCTTTTCCAGTATTATTACCCGGGTATTCAAACGTAAAAATTTCTTTTTTGATATCCACACCTCTCTCACCTCCTATCCGCTTGCAATTTACAGTAGATATTTTTCCCATCTTTCCATAGCTCCCGAAGTCCCGCCCAATTCCCGCCCTACTGTACAAATTGGCTTGTGAGTGGTTACGGGAAGTTATGAGGGCTTATGTAGGTTATGCAGGGCGGTCAACGGGCGGTTTGCGGGGTTGCTCGGCTGTCATACAGTCGCGCGTGTGCCGCATGGCTTTAGCCATCATCAACAGCAAATCTTGACTGCCTACTGGAAGTCCTATTGCGTTGTCAATGAGTTCGTCTAAAACCTTTACCTGCTGAACAGTGGTGTTTTGCATTGCCAATGTCAATTCCTCCTTTCGTTTTGCTTTATGAGTGAATTATAACACGTGTATTTTTCATTGTCAATGAATTTCTAAAAATTATTTTTGCATTTGATAGCGCATTTTCTCATTGACAATGAATTTTAAATGAGTTATACTGGCTTTGAGGTGGTGAAATGAATACTTTAGGCGAGAGACTTAATTATGCTCGAAAAAAAGTGGCTTCACACAAGATTCCCTCGCTGAGTCTATCGGCGTGTCCCGTGGCGTAATATTCAATCTTGAAAAAAACAAAACTGAACCACAGGCTATAGTCATCAATGCCATATGCCAAACTCTAAAAGTCAATAAGGATTGGCTGATAAATGGTGATGGTGAAATGGAAGATACCAGTGAAGCCTCGCAAAGTGCTAAAATTTTGGCCGAACTCTACGAAGTCGCTAAGGGCCTTTCAGAAGAAGAACAGCTTTACTTGTTGGACACTGTAAAGGCATTGAAACAGCGATTGAGTAGGGAGCCAAAATAGCCCCATTCAATAGTGGCAAGCAGGCACAACGGTACACACCCTTGTGCTATTGCTTGTTGGGGTACACGCCCCAAGCCCCTATGAACGCCCCATACTGGGGCGGCTACGCTCCTTATAGGAGCTAAAACAACAGCGGCCTATCCGTGGCCGTACTGCCGACGTTTAGACCGCCCGGAATGGAGTATATATCCCGCTTGTGGCGGCTTGAACGTGGGCAGACGATACTTTATACCTGACCCCCTGAAAATGGCCTCCTAACGTCCCGTGTGTGTACCAATTTACCAGCTGGAAAAGAAAGCGCCGTGGTGCCCAACTTTACAAAACCACCTTATGAGACGCCATGACACAAAAAATGCTGGATATGAAAAAAGCCTTATGTCATGCGGGTTTGCGGGGAATCTTGCGAGAAGCTATGTAACCATTTTCTAGGAAGATAGAGGTAGAATACTACTTATTAATGTGCTTTTTGCCTTGTTTTCCTATCCTTAATATCAGTAGTATCTTTTTGCACGTTAGAAATCAGACCGCACATCAGACCGAATACCTTATTTTGACCAGCCGCATCTAACATCGGAGCCATAATAAGGATGTTTTTAAGGTATCATCCGTTAGCTGAATAGAATTGACATCTTGCATTTTTATCACCTCCTAATATGTAAGTGTAGGGTTTCAGTACCCAACAGCCAGTTGAGACTCACTTTTTATTTGCTTGTCAAGGACATTATACGTCATTTATTTGTCCTTGTCAATCATATTTTTATTCTTTTTGTCCTTTACAAGCATTTTCGTTTGTGTTATAATCTTCTTATGCAAGAGAGAGGAGAATATAAATGAATATATATGAGCGGATAAGATTCCTCCGTAAAGAGATTTTGCAGAAAACGCAAGAAGAATTTGCGGAATCCATAAAAATATCCAGGTCAAATCTAGGTAATATTGAAACTGGAAAAGTTGCAGTAACCAACAGGGTAATAACTGATATCTGTAATTCATTTAATGTAAATGAAATTTGGCTTCGTACCGGTGAGGGTGGAGACGATAATATGTTTACCAAAATTTCAGAAAGTGATCGATTTTCTCTTAATTTAGGAAAACTTGGAGCGACTGAAAATGAGTTTATTAGGAATGGCGTGAACTTATTAGCTGAAACAGACCCAGAGAAATTAAAAATTTTGGAAAAATTTCATGAAAACGTGGCTAGGTATCAAATAAAAAGAGACACCTCAACGGGTGCCTCTATGCAGAGCAAGGATAAAAAGATAAATTTTTCTAAGTACGTAATTGTTATTGATTTCCTTGACCTCTTCAGCAATAGCATTCCAATATTCTTCATTGCTCATAATATGTACCACCCTTTCCCTTTTTGTCTCTACCCACATGGTAGAGTTGATTGAAACCATGTAGCCGTTTTATCGACTATGTTATATTATTTGAACGTTATATTTTCATTAATTGCCCGCCTGTTTTACATTTGTCCGGTATAACGGACAAATATTGACAAGTGTCGATTATGTATCCCCGTTTAGGGGATTATACGGATTGAAAATAGGTCTGCTGGTGTGACGTCCAATGCAAGGGAAAGGATGCATATAGTCCGTAACGTGGGATTGGCTCTTCCATTTTCAATCTGGTTGATTTGGGTTTTGCTTATCCCTGATAGTTCCGCAAGACTACGGTCCGTAAGACCGGCCCTGTCCCGGAATTCATACAGGTGATACTCTATTTTAAAATTAGGAATCATAGGTGTATACCTCCATACGGATAGTATCCGTAGTAGCAGAGGAGGTTATACACAAACTTATGTTCGATTTTTATTATATCAGAACGCATGTTCTTTTTCAAGTTCCAAGTCATAGAAATATCATTTCGCAAGGAGGAGCATATATGAAATTTGAGATGCGTAAATTAGCCCAATGAAATCACTGAGGGCCAGAACCACTAGGCGCGCAAAAAAGGGCAGTTAAAAAGCCCCAGGAGCTGCAAACTCCCGAAGCTTTTCACATAGATTTCTCTTACCGGATTGCTCCAGAAGATATGTTACCTTAAGCAAGTAAATTATACCATTCTAGGAGCGTCCTGGCAAGGGGCGTATTTTTTAAACCTATTTTAAGGAGGGATGATATGGGACAACTAAGAACAAGAAAACGCGGCTCCACCTGGGAATGGTCCTTTGAAGGGGCGAAAATCAATGGTAAACGCAGTCCGATCAGCAAAGGAGGATACCGTACTAAGGCCGATGCAATTGCAGCCGGCACCCAAGCCAAAGCAGAATACGACAATGCCGGACGAACCTTTAAGCCGGTCGACATAAGTGTGTCGGATTACCTGGACTATTGGTATAATAATTATGTGGTAACGAATCTTGCATATAATACCCAAGTTGACTATGCCCAAAAATACGCGTCCACCTCAAACCAGCATTCGGAAAATACCGACTGGTATCGCTGGAAACAGACGCTATACAGCAATTCGTAGACGGCATGAAACGCCAAGGATATTCCCGCAGCATGATCAAAAACACCCTCTCCTGCTTATCTGGGGCGTTAAATTATGCGGTACAGCCATGCAAATACATCAAATATAACCCTTGTGATTATGCCAAGGTGCCCAAAATCGCAGTGCCGCCAGAGACTAAAGCGCATACAGATTATATCTGCGTCAAGGAGGACTTTGCAGCCATCATTGAGCGCTTTAGCCCGGACAGTAATTTTTACATACCACTCATGACCGGATACCATTGTGGCACGCGCCTGGGGGAGGCCTACGGCATTGACTTGCTACACGACGTAGATTTCGAGCACCATACCATAACCATCCAGCACCAGCTTGCCAACGAGGGCGGAAAGTGGTATTACCGGCCACCAAAGTATAATTCAGTTCGGACTATAAAAATACTCCCAGAGTACGAAAAAATTCTGAAAACAGAAATCCATAACCGTAAAAAGAGCATGCTCCGGTATGGGCAGTATTTTATAAAGACGTATCAAATGAATGATGGCTTGATCTTTCAGGCACCCGCCAACGTCAAAATTATTGGCAAGGAAATAATGCCAATCAGTGCCAGGGAAAACGGCGATCTACTTACCCCTTACTCCTTCAGGTACTGCGCAAAAGTTATACATGAGGAACTTGGAAATCCATTATTCCACAGCCACTGCCTGCGTCACACTCACGGCACCATTCTGGCAGAAAACGGCGCCCAGCCAAAAACCGTCATGGAGCGTCTGGGCCACAAGGACATCCAAACCACCATGAACCGGTATGTATTCAACACGGAGAAAATGCAGAACGATGCTATGGCTATCCTAACAAACGCCATTTCTTAACTGCTGTGCCTACCGCTCAAAAAAGCGTAGGCAAATGGTAGGCACAGCAATGATTATGGCATTAAATCGCCCCGTTAGGCCTTGATTTTACGTGATAGTTTTACCACCGTCTCCACGTGCCCAC